TTCTAGTTTAGAAACTTCTATAATTAATTTAGATTTTTTACATACTGTTTCTGCTTTAAGTTTATCTTCTAGTTTAGAAACTTCTATAATTAATTTAGATTTTTTACATACTGTTTCTGCATTAAGTTTAAGTGCTTCTTTAGAAACTCCTTCTGTTTATACAGGGCTTTTTTTATCTGTTTCTGCATTAAATTTAAGTTCAACAACAAATGAACCAAATTATTTAATTGACGGAACAGTTTCTATAACTGCTTTAGAATTAACTTTAAGCCAAAAAGAACCAGTAATTGTTTTAGGAAAAACTTTTATAGCCTCTGCTTTAAATTTAAGTTCTTCAATTAAATCTCCTAGTGTATTATTTGATTTTACTTATTTAGCATCTACTATAAAATTAGTTTCTAATTTAAATTCGCCTTCAATTAGGATTCCATTCAATTATACGGCTACTTTAAAGTTTCCAGAACAATCTGTTAAAATGAAATTGCATAAAAGAAACCTTTAAGATTGAGTTACAAGCAATTATGTCATTAAAGAAGTGTTTAACCTATGGTCAATGAATTAGAAAAACAAAACATTCTAAAAAAAGTAGATGAAGAACTTAACGAAATTGCTGATTTTATTTTTTCTAAAAGTCAAGAAAATATTGTAGAATACGGCGCAATAGACGAAGCTACTTTATTAAAATCAGGTTATGTTAATAGACAATTTTTAGAAAAAGAAATAGGATATTCAGCACCTTATGCAGGGCATGTTGATTTTGGAACAGATCCTCATATGCCTCCAGTTGCACCTTTAATTGCTTGGGTTAAAAGAAAGTTTTCTGTTCCAGATAAACAAGCAACAAGAATTGCTTGGGCTATTGCTAAAACAATTGAAAGAGATGGTTCTGAGCCAAGACCTTTTTTTAGAGATGCATTACAGCAAGGTAAAATAAAATATGGTGGTTTTTTTGGAACTTGAAAAAAATAAAGAAGAAAGATTATTTGATTTTGTTATGACTGTTCCTAGTGTTGTAGATAAAGAAGGAGAAGTTATGCCTGAATCAGAAATGGAAGAAGCTTTAGATAGATGGTTAATTAATGGTTCTCCAATTTCAATGGAACATACAAATAAAATTGTTGGAAAAGGATTAAGATGGTGGGCTGACGAATATAAAGGAAACAAAGCTTACATTGCTAGAGGATTAATTAACAAAGGGCCAGTAGCGGATGTTGCTTGGGATAAAATTTTAAAAGAAGAATATAAAGATGTAAGTTTAGGTGGAGCAGCTTTTGATCCAACTAAATTAAAAGACGGAAGTACTGAGTTAAGAGGCTTAGATGTTTTAGAAGTTGCTTTATGTGAAGATGGAATGCATCCTGATGCTGATATTTTAGATAAAAATGCTATGGCTAAAGGCCAAAAGTATTATTTTGCTAAAGCAAAAATTAAGAAAATAAACAAAGAAGATATTACGTTTAAATCAGACAGTTTACAATTGTCTATTTTAAAAGAATTAAAAAAATTAAATGAACTTAAAGGAGGCCAAAACATGGTAAAAAAAGAAGAAGAAAAAAAACCTATAACAACTGACGAAAAACCTAAACCAAAAACAGAAGAAGACAAAGAAGACGAAAAGAAACCAAAAACAGAAGACGAAACACCAGAAAAAAAGAAAAGTCAGTATGTTACTAAGGAAGATTTTGATAAATTTACTAAAGAAGTAATTGCCGCAATTAACGATGGCGGAGAACCTTCTCCAGATAATTTGGAGGAAGATTCACCTGAAGGAGAACCTTCAGTAGCTGAAACAGATGAAGGAAAAGGAAAAGGCGAAGATGGAGTCATTTCTAATTTACCTGATTCAAATAAATCAATTGAAGATTTAGTTAAAGCAGAAGTTAAAAAAACTTTAGCTGTAGCAAAATCAACTACACCAAGACCAAATCAAGTAATAAAAAATAACGAAAAAATGGATGCTTATGAGGTTGCTAAAGGAAAACCAGCAAACTTTAGTGAAATTAGAGACCATAAAAGACAAACAGAAGAAAAAGAACTTAAAAGCATTTTAGGAGTGGATTAAATGAGAGAATATTTAAATACAATGGATGATATGCTAAAACTTGCTTATGCGAAAGGCGGAGCAGGAATGAAGTATATTAGAAAAGATGATCCAGTAATTTCAACAACTGCAGGTGTTTATAATGCCGTGTATGGTGCTGAAGTTTGGAGGCAATTAAATCAAATGGATACAGCTTTTGGATTAATTCCTAAAATTCCTTGGCTTAAATCTGGTTGGAGAGTAATTACAGCAAGAGCTGATGCAGTTACTACACCAACAGGCGGAGTTTCAGAAGGCGCAGATTTACCTGCTACAGTTAAACCAACATTTCAAGAAGTAAGCACTAAACCAAAGGAAGTTGTAAGAACATTTGATAATTCAACTAAACAAGAGTTTTTATCAAAAATTTCTAACGATGATACAATTGGTGACATGGAATTTATGAAAGCTTATATGGGAGTTGAACATAAAGAACACTTGGATGCAATGTTGTTAGGAGATGTTGATACTACAGCAGACACTAACCTTGAATCTATTGATAGAGTTTGTTCAAGTTATGGAGAAGTTTCAGATACTACAATTTCTTTAGATGCAGGAGATTCTGACATTTATGGATTAGATAGAGATGCAACTGAATCATGGTCAGACGCTTATGTAAGCCATAATAGCGGATCAGACAGAAGTTTAACTGATGCAATTCTAAGAACACATTTAACAAACATTTATACAAACGGTGGAAGACCAAGTTTCATGTTAACAGGATTTGACACTTACGCAGACGTTCAAGGATTGTATGCAGATCAAGCAAGATATAATACTCCAATGAAAGAAGGAAATTATACTGCAACAGTAAACGGAGTTGAAACAGTTACAGGAACTGAAGTAGGAATGAATGTAGCAACAGTTTATGGTATTCCTTTATTCCAAGATGTTCATGTAGCTAAAGACACTAAAAGTAGACTTTACACTTTGGATACAAGTAATAAAGAAAACTTTGAGATTCCAAGATTGAGTTTAAAAGTTGCACAACCAACAAGCTATTATGAAAGCAGAGATTATTTTGCTAATGGTTCATTAACTCATGAAGGAATGTATTTAACAATGGCAGAATTAATTTGTACATTCTTTGGAGCTCAAGGTAAAATTAGGGATTTAAGTTGAGGTGATTGAAAATGGTACAAAAAGGATTAAGACAAGCAGATGGAAGTCCAGCTGCTCCACCTTATACTAATGGGCCTTACACAATGAGTGAACAAGTAAATTTTGCAGGTGGAATTTCAGGAGCAAATTCTCCTGGAAGTGTTGTTTTTGTTGATGGAACAAACGGTTCTGCTGGTGGTTCAGGTTCAAGTTGGGCTGAAGCAGTAAACACAATTCAATTAGGAGTTACTGCAGCAGGAGTAAACGGAACAGTTTATGTTGCACCAAAAACAATAACTGATTTTACAGGAGATCCAACTAGTTATGCAGAAACAGTTATTATTCCAGCAACTCACACAGGACTTTCTTTAATTGGAATTTCCAGAGGAAGAACTCAAGGAGGATTACCTCAAATAAAGAAAGGTTCTGGTTCAACAGCTTTGCTAACAATTAGAGCAGCAGGTTGTTTGATTGCAAACATGGGATTTAATGGAGGAAGTTCAACAGGTGGAGGTATTTTGTTAGATGATGATTATTCTGCAAAAACTGCTTTTGGAACAAGTATTGTTGGATGTCATTTTAAAAATTGTGTTGGTTCAACAGCAACTAATGCTGCAACTGGTGGAGCAATTCAATGGAGTGCAACAGGAAACGCATGGCAGGTTAGCATAATTGGAAACAGGTTTTACAAGAATGTCGGAGATGTTGTTTTGTTAGGAACAAGTAGTACAGTTCCACAAGATGTTTTAATTGAAAACAATGTTTTTAGTGGCCCAGCAGCAAATGTTGATTGTAACTTGTATCTTGCAGGTGGAAGCGGAATGAATGGAGTTATTATAAATAACAATATTTTTACTTGTTTCCCAGCAATTGGTTCAGGAACAAACGCAAATGTTTTAGTTTTAACAGGATGTATTGGAAGTTTAACAAACAATACTTTTGCTATAACTGGAAAAACATTTGGAGCCGCAGGAAATGTATTAGTTCCAACAACAGTTTTGATGGCTCACAACTATCAGGAAGATGGAGCAACTCAAATTGCTAGAACATAGGTGAAATCATGAAAGTAAAAAATGTAAATAAAGATGTTATTACAGTTTTTTTTAAAGGAAAAAATGTAATTGTTCAACCAGGAGATTCAATTGAAGTTGATGATGATGAAGGAATGAAATGCCTTCAACAAAAAGGATGTATTAAAGATCGGAGTATTGAAACAAAAATTGAAGTAAAACCAATGGAAGAACTAAAGGAATTAAAAGTAGAAACAGATGAATCTAGAAAAGAAGACGAAAAAATACTTGAAGAAACAAAAGAAATTCCTAAAGAAAAACCTGTAATAAAATCAAAAAAGAAAAAGAAAAAATAATTAAGGGGAGAAATCCCTTTTCCTTTTATTTTTTTTAAAGTAAGTTAAGTAAAGGAGGAGTAAAGCATGGGCGATTATACGACAGTTAA